TGGTTATTGAAAATGCTGTATTGGCAGGACCAGTAACTTTTACTAACACAGTAACAGTAACAGGAACATTAGTTATCGTATGAGTAAGATAGAAGTAAATACAGTTGACGTACAATGTGGTTCTACCTTAACTTTAGGTAGTTCAGGTAAAACAGTAACCCTTGCATCAGGTTCATCAATAGGAGGGGTTGGAACAGTTAGTTGGTGTACAACGGCTAAGACTTCACCTTTAACAGCTACATCAGGAAAAGGTTATTTTATAAATACTACAGGTGGTGCTGTTACAGTAACATTACCTAGTTCACCCTCAGCAGGAGATATAGTAGCATTCAAAGATTATGCTGGTACTTGGGCAACAGCCTGTAAAGCAGTTGCAGTAGGTAGAAATGGATCAAAAATTAATGGTCAATGTGCTTGCACAACTTTAAACACAGCCTCACAATCCGTAACTTTAATTTATGTAGATGGTACAAAAGGCTGGCAAGATATTCATGACTCAACATCAGACGTAACAGGAGAAACTTTTATATCAGCTACAGGCGGTACAATTACAACTTCAGGAAATTTTAAAATTCATACATTCACAAGTGGTGCAACTTTTTGTGTAAGTTCACTTTCAAATATACCAGCTAATAATGAAGTTTCATATTTAGTAGTTGCAGGTGGTGGTGGATCAGGTGGAGGCGGTGGAGGTGCAGGAGGATTTAGAGAATCTGAATCAGGAGTTGATTCTTATACTGCTTCACCTTTAGAAGGTTCATCAAATTTAACAGTTACTGCTCAAGCATATCCAATTACAGTCGGAGCTGGTGGTGCGGCTAAAGCTGGTTCACCTTATCCAGGTGCAGGAAATGATGGTACAAACTCAGTTTTTTCTACAATAACATCAGCAGGTGGTGGCGGATCAGGAGCTTTTGAAACACCAGGTAATAATGGTGGTTCAGGTGCTGGTGGATCAAGTGGTGGTACTAAAACTGGAGGAACTGGAAATACTCCTCCTGTAAGTCCACCTCAGGGAAATAATGGTGGTTCTACCTCAGGATCAGGTGGAGCTGATGCAGGAGGTGGAGGAGCAAGTGCGGTTGGAGGAAATATGTCAAGTCCTCCTTATCAAGCAGGTGCTGGTGGTGCTGGTGTTACAACAGAAATTACTGCAAGTCCAGTAGCATACTCAGGAGGTGGAGGTGGTTCTTCTGACTCTGCTGGTTTAGCAGGAGCAGGTGGAACAGGTGGTGGTGGAACTGGAAAATCACCTAATCAACCAGGAGAAA